ATCTCTATTGGTCAGGCTGTAGGTACATCCGATAACGTAACATTCAACAACATTACATCAACAGGTACAGTAACTCTAGCAGGTGATCCGACTTCGGCATTACAAGCTGCGACAAAAGAGTACGTGGACACAATTGCTGCAGCAGGTATTCACTACCATACTCCTGTACGTGTTGAAGCACCAAGCAACCTAAACGCTACATATGACAATGGTACAGCAGGTGTGGGTGCTACTCTTACTAACGCAGGTACAAATGCTGCTATTACTATTGATGGTGTTGCACTAAGTTCTGCTGACCGTGTATTGGTCTACAACCAAACTAACGCAGCACACAATGGTATCTATACAGTTACTACTGTAGGTGATGGCTCTACTGCATGGGTACTTACACGTGCTACAGACGCAGATAGTTATGGTTCATCAGATAAAGATGCTCTAGGTGAAGGTGATGCGTTCTTCGTTAAAGAAGGTGACACAGGTGCTGGTGAACTTTATGTGATGAACACTAGTGGTACTATTACGTTTGGTACTACTAACATCACATTCACAGTTATTGCTGAGACAGCCGTATACAGCGCAGGAGACAGCCTAACACTTACAGGCACTACCTTCGATACAGTACAGGATATCCGCACTACAGCAAGCCCTACATTCGCTACAGTAAATGCTAACCTAACAGGTAATGTCACAGGAAACGTAACAGGTAATGTTACTGGTAACGTGACAGGCTCTTCTGGTTCTACTACAGGTAACGCAGCTACAGCTACTAAACTAGCCACAGCACGTACTATTCAGCTATCAGGTGACGTAACAGGTAGTGCTACCTTCGATGGCTCTGCTAACATCAACATTACTACTGCTGTAGGTGACGACTCTCACGCACACGTTATCTCTAACGTAGATGGGCTACAGGCTGCACTAGACGCTAAAGCAGACGACAGCACAACATTCACAGCAGGTAATTACTTAACAGGCGGTGGTACACTAGGTGCTAACCGTACCTTTGACGTAGACGCTACATCAGCCAACACAGCATCTAAAGTTGTAGCACGTGATGCATCAGGTAACTTTAGTGCAGGTACTATTACTGCTACTCTTAGCGGTAACGCAAGCACAGCTACTTCTGCTGCTGCTCTAACTACTGCACGTACAATCTCACTAACAGGTGATGTTTCTGGTAGCACTAGCTTTGATGGTTCTGGCAACGTAAGTATTACTGCTACTGTAGCAGATGATAGCCACAACCACATTATTTCAAACGTCGATGGGTTGCAGACTGCACTAGATGGTAAGTCTTCTACATCACACAACCACACACTAGATAGTCTTTCAAATACAACTATCACATCAAACACATCGGGGGAAATCCTAAAGTGGAATGGTAGTGCTTGGGTAAACAACACACTTGCAGAAGCAGGTATTCAGCCATCAGGTTCTTACCTTACAGGCAACCAAACAATTACGCTTTCTGGTGATGTAACAGGTTCAGGCACTACATCAATAGCAGTATCACTTGCAGCAGATAGTGTAGGTTCCTCTGAAATCGCAGCTAATGCTGTTGGAGCATCAGAACTAAACGTAACAGGTAACGGAACAACATCACAGTTTCTACGTTCTGATGGAGATGGCACATTTACTTGGGCAACGCCTACAGATACAAACACGACGTATTCGGCAAGCACTGGTCTGACATTAACAGGAACTGCGTTTAGTGTTAATTATGGAACTGCGTCTGGAACAGCGTGTCAAGGAAATGACAGTCGTTTAAGTAATAGTCGTCAGTGTAATAACTCCTTTGACAGCGCAGCAACTGCCCGTACCAACCTTGGTCTTGGATCTCTTGCAACATTGTCTAGCGTTAACGCAGCAACGATTACTGATAACTCTGTTGGTGCCGCTGAACTAAACGTAACGGGCAATGGCACAACGTCGCAGTTTTTACGTTCTGACGGTGACGGTACGTTTACATGGGCAACCCCAACAGATACAAACACTACATACAGCGCAGGTACTAACTTGTCGTTGTCAGGCACTACGTTTAACGTATCTAGCAACCCATCATTCACAGACGTTTATGTTGACGATCAAATACTCTCTACAGGTGATACCGACACATACCTACAGTTTCATGCGGCAAACGAATGGCGTGTCGTTGTAGGTGGTTCAGAACGTTTAGAGGTAAAGAATAGTTCACCACATGTACTTGTGAGTGGTGATTTAAACAGTACATCAGATGAACGTCTAAAAGAAAATGTAGCACCTATCACTAATGCTTTGGTTGACATAACGCAGCTTGAAGGTGTATCATTTGATTGGAAAGACACAGGTACACGTGGGCATGGTTTTATTGCTCAACAGGTAGAACCAATCCTGCCTGACCTAGTAAACACAGATGAAGAGACAGGCATGAAGTCAATCAACTACATCGGAATGATTGGACATTTAGTTGAGGCCATCAAAGAGTTGAAGGCTGAAGTAGAAGAACTAAAACGCTAATAGTATAAGGAGATACGAAGATGGCGATACAGGTAAGCGGTACTACGGTTATTGATAACAGTAGAAACCTTACAAACATTGCAAGTGTGGATGCTGCCACAGCGGCGGCTATTGGTGCAGCTGGCGTTGGCGGCGGTGGCACCATCGACGTTACAGCGTCAGGTGCTATCACTGCGGGGGACATCGTTGGTGTAAACTCAGACGGTACTGTAAGCACTATTGGCGAGATTATGGGGGATGCTGAGCATATTCAAAACCCAACCAGTGCCAACAAATACGGCAAAGGTGTTGCTACTAATGGAAACGGGACATATCTTTTTACATATGTAGACTATCCTACTTACTATGTAAAAGCCGTTGCTGGAACATTTTCAGGCGGGTCATTTACATTTGGAACGCCAGTAACACTACATAGTTCTAATAGTAGTTATTATGGTAAAAAAGTAATGTATGACCCCACACATAATTGTTTTATTGTTGCTAATGTAGACAATAATGGTTACCCATACCTTATAGCATGTACCGTCAGCGGAACAACAATAACAGCAGGAAGCGCTGTTCAAGTTTCATCATATACCACTACATCTCTTACTGGTATTGACCTAAAGCATGACCCTGATGTTGGCAATAACATATTCTCCTATATGGGCAGTGGTGGTTACTTGGCTCTAAAGGCGTTTAGCGTCAGTGGCACAACAATGTCCTTTGGTTCAGAAGTTTTGATTACAAATACTGACGTTCAGAATAATTCTATGGCATACGATACTACAAATAATCAGTGGTTAGCTGTGGGGGTGACTAGCAGCGGCGGTGATATGAAAGCAATTAGATTTACGTTAAGCGGCACAACCATTACGGTTGGGACAACTACCACTTATAACCAAGACGGTTATGGTGGTATTAACGCATGGTTTAACACCCGTCTTGGATATTCCAGTACTGCGAATGCGTTTTTGCTAACTTATGATAATGGTTACAACGCAAAATATGGAACAGTTTTAACCATAAGCGGGACAACACCAGTATGGTCAAGATACGATAATTTCTATATTGGGCGGGGCGGCACCCAATACGGCGACTTAGTTGAAGTATCTGGAGATTTTTATTACTTACACAATGAAGAGAGTAGTTATTTTACTGGAATATATATAACAAAAATAAACATTGTAGATAGTGACAATATCCAATCCAGTGTCCCAGTACCTTTAAATGCTCGACATGGTGATGCTGATAATTTGATGGCTATCACCTCGGGCGGCATGTGTTATGATGCTTCTCAGGGTAAGTTCGTTATTTGCGCACAGTGTTCTGAAGGTGAGTATATTAGTGCTACGGCATACAACATTACTAAATCAAACTTTGACAGATACCTAAACGTCATAGGCATTGCTGCTGAAAACATCTCAAACGCAGCAACAGGTTCAGTTACAGTTACGGGTGGTGTTAATGAGAGTGTCTCTGGCTTAACGACTGGCGCACACTATTACATTGACGTGTTGTCTGGTGGGTTGACGAACAAAAATTATATGTTCCAACGATACGCTGTTGGTTCTTATACCCAGATCTCTAACTTGCAGAATGATATAGGATACACTCAATACAAGCCATTTGGCGTAGCACTATCCGCAACTAAATTCCTAATCACAGACACATTGAGGTAAATTATGAAAACTTTAATATTCAACGACACTAATATCTCAACCTATATGTTTGAGGATGGCGATGCAGTAACAGTATCGGCAACAAATACTACTACGCCAAACCAAATCATTGGCGATATGAAAAGCGATAACGCCACGCTATATGAAAACGTAACACCTCCAGCCGATTGGGTTGGGGGTCGCTACACATTTGATGGTACAACGTGGACTGAGGTTGTAGGTTGGACTAAGCCTATCGATCCAAGTGAAGCCGCAGAGGTTCGCACAAAACGCAACATCCTCTTAGCGGAAACTGATTGGTGGGCCTTGTCTGACCACACAATGACACAGGCTGAGATTGATTACCGTCAAGCCTTGCGTGATGTAACAGCGCAAGAAGGGTTTCCAACAGAGATTACTTGGCCCACTAAACCTCAGTAAGGCGAACTAAATGTTATCTTTTGCAGCACTATCAGAAACAGCGATAGCAGAATCAACTACGACACTAGATGCTTCTGCATTTATGGCAGGTGCTGCAGTTATCACAACTGCAGGTACGATAGATACTATTCATCTAACGGCTAACCCTGTAATACCTGCTGCTACAGGTGCTACGACTGCAGGATCACTACAGGTAAACATAACTGAAAACCTAGATAGTGTTTCTGCAGCCACAGCTTCAGGTGCTTTAACGTTAGATGCTCAGGCTTCTACAACGCTAACTGCAGTAACCTCTACTACTGTTACAACAGCGTTTGATGATGTAGATGCACAAGCAAGTGTTACACCATCTGCTGCTACATTAACAAGCACAGCAGGTACGATAGACACTATTAACCTTACTGCTAATATCAGCATTACAGGTGTTGAATTAGGTCTTACACCAAGCGCACCTAGCCCTTCAGTAGATGAAGACTTAGTAAGTGTATCAGCAACTACAACGGCAGGTGCATTGTCTGCTACAGGTTTAGCTAATACTACTCTAGCTGATGCAGCAGCTACATCTACTGCTGGTGTAGCAGGGTTTGACGCTAAGGCTAATATCACTCTTGATGCAGCTACAGCGGATGCTGACCTTACAGTTAATGACTTAGAAGATGAAGACGCTCAAGCATCAACTACACTAAGCGGTGTATCTGCAGCATCTACAGCTAACTGGGATACTGTCAATGGTGTATATGCTGTACAAATAACTTTCTTAAATACAGACTTTGCTAGAGAAAGAACAGTCAATGTTGTGAAGTACGGAAACTACACAGCTTATATTACTAAATAGGATTTATTCATGGCGTATAAATGGCCTAACCTTGACCCAAATGAAATACAAGACTATAGTGTAGATTGGTCTCGTTTCCTTAATACAGGGGATACGATTGCTAGTGTTCAATGGTTTGTAAACGATGAAGAACTTGGAAGTTATGAATCATATAGTGGTGACGCTGGAGCATTGACTATTGTTCAACCTACTAATACAACTACTGTTGCTACTGTACGTATAACGGGAGGTCTTGTTGGGGCTAGGTACACAATACAGTGTAGAGTAACTACAGCCAATGGCCTTAGATACAACAGAAGTATATATTTGAGTATTGCGGAGAAATAATAAATGGCGTATAATTTTTTAGGATTAGTAAATGACATTAACCGCCGTTTAAACGAAGTTGCTTTAACCAGTGCAAACTTTGCTAGTACTACTGGTTACTATAGTTTTGCTAAAGAGGCAGTTAATTCATCTATTAGACACATTAACCAAGAAGAGTTTGAATGGCCTTGGAACCATGTAGAAGAAGACTTAACTCTTACCGCTTCTGTTTCTCGTTATCCATATCCTTTAGATGCTAAAACAATTAACTTTAATACATTTAGAATTAAAAGAAACAATACTTTTGGTAATGATACAGTAAAATTAAAAGTACTTACATACGAAGAATATTTAGAAAAGTATGTAGACAATGAATACAACGTAGCTTCTAGCATAGAAGGTATTCCAGAATATATTGTTCGTGCTCCTAGTAGAGAATACATATTAGTACCAAAACCAAATAAGGCATACGAATTAGTATACGAATATTATAGACTAGAGTTTGATCTTGTTTTAGAGGCAGATGTACCCTCGTTACCTGAATCATACAGACACGTAATTATTGATGGTGCTATGTATTATGTACAGCAATTTCGTGGCGATACCCAACAAGCGCAGTTATCTATGACTAAGTTTAGAGATGGTATTAAATACCTTCGTAGTTTGCACATGAACCGTACTGACTATGTACGAGATTTAAGAGTTAGATTTTAATGGCTAGTACTTGGCAAACATTTCCAGTTGAGATGCGTGGTGGACTTATATCAAATATGAGTCTTCTACAACAAGGGTCTGGTGCAGTAGGTTCTGCTACCATACTCCAAAACTTTGAAGTTGACAAAGGTGGTGGATACTCTAAAATACGTGGGTATGAAAAATTTACTGACGATGTAGTTCCAGGAACTGGTAATGTACTAGGTTTAAAAGTAGTATCCTCTGGTAGATATATATGTGCTCGTAAAGTAGACAGTGCTGCAGTAGCTGCGTACCCTTCTGATTTAGTAGCTGGAGATATAAATAAAACAGCGTACTATTATAGTACAGGAAGTTCTTGGAATTTTACTGCTGTTGGCCCTGCTTCTAACACAAGTAGAGTTCGCCATGCTATGTTTAATTTTACAGGTGAAGATAAAGTTATTTTTGTTGACGGTACTAACTACCCAAGTATTTACAATACCGTAGGAAATACTCATACTTTTTTAAATGCATCTAGTCCTAATATTAATAGTGATGTAGAGGGTGCAGAGTTTGTAGTTATATTTAAAAATACAGCATTTTACTCAAAGGGTAATACTCTTTTATTTACTGCTCCTTTTACCGTAGACGATTTTAGTGCAGCTAATGGTGCGGGGTCTATTGGACTTGCTCACGATATTACAGGTCTTATAGTATTTCGTGATCAGCTTATTGTATTTACAACAGATACTATTAGTCGTTTAACAGGTAATACGTCTTCAGATTTTAGACTAGCACCTATTACTGAAAAGATTGGTTGTATTAATGGTAATACTATTCAAGAAGTTGGTGGAGATATTATGTATCTATCTCCTGACGGTATTAGACAACTTAGTGCAACAGACCGTATTGGTGACTTTGCGTTAGATGTAGCATCAGATAAAATTAAAACAGATGCGGATGACTTTTTGTCCTCGTCAACAGACTATTCTTCTGTTATACTACGTGAAAAATCACAGTATAGACTTTTTTCATTTAAACAAAGTCAACGTGCAGCATCTGCAAAAGGTCTAATTGCAACTAAAGTATTAACACAAGGTTCTGCAGCTATTGAGTGGTCTACACTTGTAGGAATAAAAGCGTATGTAGCAGACAGTACTTATAGTGGAACATCAGAAGAAATTGGTTTTGGTAATGATGATGGATATGCGTATACAATGGATACTACTTCATCATTTGATGGAGAGGAAATTGAAGCAATATTTGAATCTCCCTATATGCCAATTAATGATCCTCAAGTAAGAAAAACTTTTTATAAAGCAGTACTATACATAAATCCTACAGGCGATATGGATATAGACTTTAATATTAAGTTTGATTTTGAGTCAAACTCTCGTAGCAATGTTATCCAACCAGACACAATTAATATTACTACTGTATCTGGTGGCGTTGCGTTTTTTGGTGGCGGTGGTTTGTTCGGTGCTACTAGCCCACCATCAGCATCCTTTGGTGCTACTATAGAAAAAGTATACCCAACTAATCTAATAGGCTCTGGTAAAACAATGGCAATGCGTATAGCGGATAAATCTACTAATCCTACATTTACTTTAGACACTGCAGTGTTTGAGTACGAAATGAACGACAGAACATAAGGAAGTAAAACATGGCAGGTTACACACGTCAGGATACAACAGGGCAATTAGCCAACGGTAACCCTATTGACGCTGATCTTTTCAATGATGAATATGATGCTATTGAAAATGCGTTTAATGCATCTACTGGACATACCCATGATGGTAGTGTAGGGGGCGGTGCTCCTATTGAAAGTATTGGCCCAAGTCAAGAACTGGAAGTAGAAAGTTCTGCAGTATTTCCTAAAGTAAACAACCTTATTGATAGTGGTAAGAGTACACTACAATGGCGTAATGGTTACTTTGGTACAGACATTCTTGTTGGGCAGGATGTATCTGTAACTAGAAATGTATCTATTGGTGGTGATCTTACTGTAACTGGTGACGCTACTATTTCAGGTAACCTAACGTTTGGTGATGCAGCTACAGATACTGTAGACTTCCAAGCGGATATTGATAGTGACCTAAAACCAGAAGCAGCAGGTTATAACCTTGGTACATCTACACAAGAGTGGAATAACTTGTGGCTAGATGGTACAGCTAATGTAGATACGCTTACTGTAGATGAAAATGCTACTATTGCAGGTACACTAGGTGTTACTGGTGCAACAGGTATTGATGGTGACTTTGATATTAATACTAATAAGTTTAACATTACTGCAGCATCTGGTAATACAGCTATTGCAGGTACTCTTGATGTTACAGGTGCAGCTACACTATCTAATACCCTAGACGTTACTGGTGCGGCTACACTATCTAATACCCTAAATGTTACAGGTGCAGCAACCCTGTCAAGCACCTTATCTGTTACAGGAGATGTTACTGTAGGCGGTACAGTAGACGGTGTTGATATTGCTGCACGTGATGCTGTTTTAACATCTACTACAACAACTGCTAATGGTGCTCTCTCTAAAGCAGGTGGCACTATGACAGGTGATATAACCTTCAATAGCACACAGCTTTTTGATGGTCGTGATGTATCTGTAGATGGCGCAAAATTAGATAACATTGAAGCTAATGCTGATGTAACAGATACTGCTAATGTTACTGCTGCTGGTGCCGTTATGGATAGCGAGTTAACTAATGAGATAGCAGTAAAAGCTATTGATCAAGGGTTAGCAACTACTGATAGTGTTACTTTTAGTACTGTTGAATTTAGCACAGGTTTGACTGATGGCACTACAACTATCACAGGGTTCGTTGATGAAGATGATATGACATCCAATAGCGCATCTCTTATACCCACACAACAGTCCGTAAAAGCCTACGTAGACAGTGCAACAGCGGGTCTTGGCGATAGTGGTGGTAGCCCGTCTACAGACTTCTCCGCTGCTACATTAGATGCGGTAACGATTGATTTTAATGGTGGGGATGGATCAGGGTGGATAATGCAGCAAAATGGAATAACTAATGATCTAGAGTTTATTTATAACGGTGTTGTACAGGCTAAGTTAACAAGCGGAGGTGC